GATATGTCCGCACCACGAAACTGTAGGAAAATCAATTCAAGATCCTAAACCTTTTATGCGACAGAAATGGGTAGAGTTTAACCTAGCTAGTCGTAAACAGATTGGTGAATATCTTATAGACTTTGGATGGAATCCTAAAAAGTTTACACCTACTGGTCAACCTATTGTAGATGAAAGCACACTAGAAAAAGTTAAAGGTATACCAGAAGCTACTCTTATTGCAGAGTTTATGATGTTACAAAAGAGAGTAGCACAAGTTACTTCGTGGTTAGAACTTTCTAAAGATAGTAGAGTACATGGTTTTGTTATACCTAATGGAGCTAGAACAGGAAGAATGACACATCGAAGTCCTAATGTAGCTCAGACACCTGGTTCTCATAAACCTTATGGTAAAGAATGCAGAGAATGTTGGGCTGTACCGCAAGGATATAAGTTAGTAGGAATAGATGCGTCAGGACTTGAACTTAGAGTCTTAGCACATTACATGAAAGATAAGGATTATATAAATGAAATTATCAACACGGACATTCACAGCACAAATCAAAGACTTGCTGGACTTGAACACAGAAATCAAGCAAAAACTTTTATCTATGCCCTCATTTACGGAGGAGGAGATACTAAACTTGGAAAAACAGTTGGTGGAAATTCAAAGGAAGGCGCAGCTCTTAGAAGTCGTTTCTATGACAGCTTGCCATCACTTAGACATCTTACACACAGCGTTACAAGGGCGGCACAATCCAAACACTACCTTAAAGCATTAGATAGAAGAATTATACATATAAGAAAAGAAAAAGTTTGGACTGCTTTAAATACTTTATTGCAAGGAGGAGGAGCAGTTGTTATGAAAGTAGCTCTTGTTTTATTCAATAGAAAAATTAAAGAAAATAATTTTGATGCTAAGTTTGTAGCTAACATCCACGATGAATGGCAACTTGAAGTTCTTGAAAGTCAAGCAGAACAAATAGGTAAACTAGGAGTTGACTCTATTATAGAAACAGGCAAAGTATTAGAGATGCTTTGTCCTTTAGATGGTGAATATAAAATAGGAAATGGATGGGATGAAACACACTAAAACTTTAAACAATAATAGAAAAGGAGACTTCGCAGAATATTATGCAGTAACTTGGTTATGGGATCAAGGATATGAAGTCTTTCAAAACTCAGGCTGTACAGGTCCAGTAGATATGATTGCATTAAAAGGAGATGAAGTAATTTTAATAGATGTAAAGACTTTCTATGAAAGAAATAGAACACATGAAAAAAATAAAAACAACGGCAATTTTATTACAGGACTAAACTTAGAACC